CCATGGTACTCCAGCTTGGGTGCCGACGTAAAGTACTCCTCGATCAGCTCCAGCCTCATAGAATCGCTCACCTACAGCGCTCCAATTAAGTCTTGGCATGTCTAATCTCCTTTCTAGGTTTAACCCTTAGTGTTGTATTGTGCCCTACGTTGTTCGTTGAGAGCTCGCTGTTGTGCAGCAGCTTCTTGTTTGCTCATCTTTTTAGCAGGAGCATTCTTTTGGTTCATGACCTTGATGAGGGTGAAGAGTCGGTTTAGGTGCCAATTCTCACAATCAATAGGTATGTTCAGTGCAATCATCCAGTAATAGATGATCTCCGCAGTGATGATTTCTCTGCTTTTTGGTTGACCTTTAAGTTCTGTAAACCACGTAGCAGTCATCTTGCTAGGCAAATATGCGTTTACCTGTTGAAGATTCTCATTGGTAAGTCGCAGATAAACCTCCGCAGGAACATTGGGGGTCAAAGTCATAGCTTCGATGTACCCTCTTGTTTCTTCGGTGGTCTTGGGGTCGGGTCCCAGGAATGACTTCTCCCAAGTTGACTCCCATTTTGAAAGGGAGACCAGGGAATGCTCAAGTTCCAATGTAACATCAGACGAACTGATGAACGTCTGAGATACTTCGTCGAACATGTCGACTCCAGGTATGGTTATTGACAGCATTCCCTGATCTCCTTTCTTGTTAGTGCTTAGACGTAGTCGAAGAACCAGTCACTGTCAGAGACAGCGGGGAACTTGTAGCCGACTGCCGGCGAAGCAGTGACGAGGGTATCCTCCTCGATCGTAACCGAAGTGATGACGACCTCGCCCTCGATCTTGTAGACGACTCCAGCGGTAGCGGGGATCGTGATGACGTTGCCGACCATCGTGGGCTGAGTGGGCTGTACCTCGATGAGAGGTGCACCAGCAAACAGTGCGATGATCTCTGCGGGCAGAGGCAGACGCGGCTCGGAACCAGCGGTACCGTAGAGGAGGAGCTCCAGCTCGGCGAGCTTGGCAGGGTCGACCTTGGTGGAGTCGATGACCAGCGAAGCGGTCGGCTTGAACCCTGGAACCTCGACGGGCGTGGTGCTGACTTCCCAGCTGAAGGTGATGGCCTCCGGCGAGTCGTTGACCGTGGTGTACGCCTTCTCCGTCGGAGCTGCGAGAGCGCCGTAGATGAGGTGCAGCTTGTAACCGAAGTCGGTTCCGTCGATGTCGTTACCGAGACGCGTACGGTAGGACATACCGAACGTCTTGCGGTTCTGCTGACCGATGGAGATACCGAGAGCAGGTGCCGCGGTACCGTCGCACTGAGCGAACTCATCCGGGTACGTGAAAGCCTCGATCGTTGCACCGAACTCTTCGGCCGAAACAAGGTTCAGGTACTTGATGTTGTCCGCGTACTGTGCGGATGCCTCTGCGCCCGAGGGGCTCTCAGAGATGGAGACGAGACCGTTCCATGCGAAGCCAGTGTCGTAGACACCAACGCCGTTCGGAAGGTAAAGAACTCCGTGATCGACACCAGTCTCGTAGATACGATCGCCGACCTGGTCCCACTTAACTTCACTCATTAGTGATTCCTCCTAGTAGTAGATGTTGTAGATGTCATGGTTCAACCGATCTACCCTGAAGTGTCTACTAAAAGTAGTCATGGGTAGAGCAGAGAACTTATCGACGATTTCACTGTCAGGATCTTCGTCAATAATTGTTGCTTGGTAACGCTTGGTGTTAGCGTAAGGTGAGTTGTTAGCGAACTTCTTATCCTCTCTATCGCGCTGATAGAGAATGCAGGGATAAGTCATCTGATGTTCAGGGGGTTCTTGAAAGTAAACTTGACCTCCCTCGGGCATTAGAGCCTTAAGGATTTGGTGTAGTTTTTGCCTTCTTCCCATTGTAGATCGCCCCCAATCGAAGAATCAATCGAGGATGTTCTACATCAACATTGGTCACAGTCCAGTATGTCCCCAACCACTTGACATACTTGATGTTGAAAAAGTTTGCTTGTACATCGGCGTGAGCCAGGATGCTGATGGAAGAACCAACGGATAGATCATTATTGACCTTCGCTCCTTCTTCCATCTTTCGAGTGTTACGGAGGACGTCACCAGAACAATTACGTTCAGTGATGACGTCCTCCCACACTCCTGGCGCCGACTCAGACTCTTGGGTTACACCGTAACCAACAGCGTCATAGAATCTGGCTGCCATTTTGATAGTTTCCTATCAGTTAGTCAGTGAAGCTGAAGGTCCACTCAACCGTGCTGTTGGAAGCGAAGTAGAAGCCTTCCTTCGGCTCAGCGGTGATGGTCGTGTCAGCCGTGATGACCTTTGCACCTGCGTTGACGGTGACGCCAGCGATCAGGTAGTCAACACCAGCTGCGGCCGGAACCGTGATGGTGTTGGACGGACCGTCGAAGGACGGAGGCGTGACGGTTGCAAGGGTACCCTGCTCGCGACGGATGACGATGGCCGACTTCGGCTTGGTCAGCGCACCGGAGATGCGGGTCTCAAGCAGGAACTTGTTCTGGTTGAAGTCGATGTCGAAGTCCTCGAAGAAGGACAGCTCGCCACCCTTGTTGGAGCCGACCGTGTAGTCGGTGAGGTTGACAAGGATACCCAGGATGCTGGGGTACTCTTCCATGACCTCGACGGAGACGATCTCCTTGACGCGGATCGCCGAAGCGAGCTCCTCGACGGTTGCGTACAGACGACGGCCCATCTTGTCCTTCAGGAGAAGGAGGTCGGTGAGGTTCTTGTCCGTGGTGTAGTACGACGGCGAACCCGATCCACGGTAGTGGGTACGAGCGCGCGTGATCTCATCGACCTGCTCGGAAGCCGAGACGTTGGCGACGAGGTCGACCTTGTGCGCGTAGAGGTCGTTGTCGTTGGCGATCGAGCGGATGCCGATACCATCGATGGCACCCTCGGGGTCCTTGACCTTGTCGTCGTGGATCGCGGGACGGCCGTCACCCACGAGGATGGCGCGAGCGATTTCCTCGTTGAGCATGAAGCGGATCTCCCACTTGAGCCATGCGATGACGTCGAAGTCCGTGATGTCGATGATGTCGTCACGGTCCAGCTTCTGCTTCTTGTAGACCGTGGTGGGACCGGTCGTACGACGCATGAGCTTGACAACTTCGTCCTTCTTCTCGTTGCCCTTGATGTAACCCTTGGCTCGAGCTTCCTCGGCCGTCAGGTCAGCGACCAGCGACTTGATCTTCGCGAACGGAGCGTGCTTGGTTGCACCGAGAACCTTCGGGACCCACTCTGCCTGACGAGCGAGAAGCTCCGGCGAAGCACTGAGTGCACGGGCATCCGGGAAGAGGAGGTGAATGTCCTCGATACCGTACTCCGCTGCGTGCTGGAGGTAGGACTCCTTCATGGAGCCGAGCTTGATGCCGTCCTGAACAAGGGTCTTGAGCTGGTCGTGCGAGAGGGTGGAGCCGGTGCGGACGGTGCTGTCGGTCCGATCGAAAACGTTGCGAGTCATTTTGTTGCCTTTCTGGTTGTCGTGCTTGAGAGTGTCGGACTCTTCGTCCTGGCCGTGCTTGACATCTTCAGACTTCTTGTCGTCAGACTTGTCGTCGTCAGTCTTGTCATCGTCGGACTTCTTGTCGTCGTCAGACTTATCGTCATCGGACTTTTCGTCATCGGACTTTTCGTCGTCGGTCTTGTCATCGGACTTGTCGTCGTCGGACTTCTCTTCGGACTTGTCGTCGTCGGACTTCTCTTCATCGTCGGACTCTTCGTCGTCGGAATCCTTTTCGCTGTGCTCGAGATCGTCATCGGACTCTTCGTCTGACATCGAACTGATCATAGCGTAGACGACGTTCTTCTGCTCTTCGGTCATCGAGTTGATGACTTCTTCAACAGTTTTCTCGTCGGTCGCGGTGGCCATGTTATCTCCCTGGTTTTCATGCTCCAGGAAGAGGCCGGTGAAGATGATTGCCTCACCCGACATGTCATCACCGTCTCCATGCTGAAGACTGACGTAGTCAATGAATGCTCCTGGGTTTGCCCCAGCCATGACGAGACTTACCTCTCGGATATCTCCATGGACGACATTCATACCCTGTCGCTTAAGGTTGTTGGCAAAGATCGACAATGCCGAAACATCGTTGTGCTGAACCAACGTCTTCGAGTACTGACCAGCAGGCGTGCTGTTGAAGTATGCGTATGCATAGATGCCATCTGATCGGTTCTCGAGAATTGCATGCCCAAGAACGTTCTCTGGACCGTCATGCTGGTGTGCCCAAACGAGGGGTACCCGCATCTTGTCATTGTGCTTGAAGGCACCGTCCATGATGGTCAAACCATCTGAACACAGAAGATTGTTCTTAGTGGCGTAACCACTGAAATCTGCTTCCATTTTGAAGATCTCCTTTCTTTAGATTGTCTCTGATACGATTGTTGGTTCTGGGACTGGAAGATTCTTGTTTCGAAGCTCATCGGCCTTGACGTCAGTTGCTGGCTTAAACCCAATGATCCCTCGAACTTCGTTAGAAGTTAGAATCTCATTACGAGTAAGCTTGTCGGCAATCTCTGCCAAGTTACTGATGGGTACGAACTTGAATGGGTCGCGGAAGTATTCGACCGACTGCTTCTGACTACGGGCGGTCTTCGTCAAGAAAGTTCTCTTGATACCCTCAGAGAGAGCTGTGAGAATAGGCTCAATAGTTCGGTTGTGATAGTTCAGCATAGCTGCCTCATCGGCCG